CGGCGGCCGTTATCGTCCGCGAATGTCCGCAAGTCGTTGATTTCAATCGAGAATACCAAGTGACTTTGTTCGCTAGAGTCCGCTTAGATGCGTTACAATCCAGCTCATCATCGGGGGTAGGAACGGGGGTAGGCTTTGGCAAGAACAGTTGAAAAGTTGACGGCGATGGCCGTGAGCCGCGCGAAGGAGCCAGGCTATTACGGCGACGGCGGTGGCCTGTATCTCCAGGTGTCGGCCAGCGGCACCAAGAGCTGGATCTTCCGGTATTCGCGGTTGAGCAAAGAACGGCAGATGGGTCTGGGTGCGCTGCACACGGTCAGCTTAGCACAGGCACGTGACCAGGCAAGGGCATGTCGGGCCACGCTGCTGGCCGGCGGCGACCCGCTCGACCAGCGCAAGGCCGAGCAACTGGAAGAGGCACTAGACCGCGCGAAGACCATCACGTTCGACTACTGCGCTGCTGCATATATCGCGGCGCATCGCGGGAGCTGGAAGAACAAGAAGCACGCGGCGCAGTGGGAGAGCACGATGGCCACGTACGCGAGTCCGATTATCGGCCAGCGCGCCGTTGGGTCTATCGACACCGACCTGATCGTTACCGTCCTGCAGCCGATCTGGCAGGAGAAAACGGAAACGGCAACCCGCGTGCGCAGCCGGATCGAAAACATTCTGGACTGGGCAACCGTCAGCAAGTTTCGCGTTGGCGAGAACCCCGCGCGCTGGCGCGGCCACCTGGAGAACCTGCTGGCCGACCCAGGTAAAGTAAATCGGGTGGTGCACCATGCCGCCCTGCCATGGCAGGAAATTGGAGAGTTCGCCACGGACCTGCGCAAGCGAGAAGGGGTAGCGGCGCGCGCGGTCGAGTTCGGCATTTTGACGGCGGCCAGGTCTGGCGAGGTGCGCGGTGCGCGGTGGGATGAGATTGATTTTGACTCGGCCATGTGGGTAATACCAGGCGAGCGAATGAAGGCCGGTCGAGAGCATCGGGTGCCGCTGTCAAGCGCGGCGTTGGACGTGTTGCGATTGATGCCGGACGTCAGCGATTACATCTTCCCTGGGCAGCGCCAGGGATCGATGCTTTCCGACATGAGCCTGACGGCGGTGCTGCGCCGGATGGGTCGACCTGAGATCACCATGCACGGGTTCCGCTCCACGTTCCGCGACTGGTGCGCAGAGTCGGCCGGGAACTCGTTCCCACGGGAGGTGTGCGAGCACGCGCTGGCGCACAGTCTGCCTGACAAGGTGGAGGCAGCGTACCGTCGCGGCGACTTGATTGAAAAACGTAAAGTACTAATGCAGGTCTGGGCAGACTATTGTGCGACGCCTGCGGCCAGCGCATCGATTGTGCGAATGCGAAATGTTAAGTCGGCCTGATACCCCTAACTATTACAGTCATGTTCAAAAAATTTATCATAACAAAGTTGGATTGGGCTCGAGGAAATCAATTATTTTGGGCAAATGCAGCGCTAATATTTGCTACTTTATTAATACTTTGGTTTCCAGGTCCGTCTGATTTGCGGATCCGTTTATGGGGAATGGCACTACAGTTACTCGGGGCATTCACGGTTTGGCACGATCTTGCCGGTGCAGCGCGTGACTTCGGTGTAACAGGGATCGTGAAAAGAAATTTAGCGTGGGTTAAGAGAGGTTTTCGCAATAAATCACCCGTCAATGGAAGCGCAGAAATAATCTTGGGCAGCCTGGCGAGCAGCTCGTCGGGAACTGTGCGAGCCACACTGCATGTCGGAGCTTCTTTGGAAGAGAGGGTTTCAATGCTTGAGCGTCGATTGAGGCAGGTCGACGATGCAGCAGTAAAAGCCCAAAATCTCATCAACGAAAAAGAGCGCCTGCTTAGGCAGAAAATTGCACAATTAGAACAGTCCCTCGTGAGCAAAGTTGAGGAGGTAAATTTGAAGCTTAAAACAGCCGTCGTCGGGAGTTATCCCGTCCTTTTATTTGGGGCGGCATGGCTTGTCGTTGGAATTGTCTTAAGTAGCGTCGCACCAGAGGTGGCCAAATCGCTTGAGGGAGAGTGGGTTCAGATATGGAGAAATCTTTGAAAAGTTCGCCGGATTGTGATTCCTGTTGTCGTGGGTTCGAGCCCCATCAGCCACCCCAAGAATTCATTTAGATTCAAGTAGTTAAACGAATCTAAATATTTCGGATAGTGAAATTTCCAATGTATTTTGGAATTTTCCAACGAGTCCAGTTGAAAGCCACCCTTGCGGTGGCTTTTTTATTGCCCTGATTCCACTGTCCGACGCCCAAGTGCTGCGCTAAAATTGCCGCAGCACTGGAGACGATTATGGACAAAGAGATTCACGATGATCTGGACGAGCTACCAGCCGCGCCGCGGGTCGACATTCCGGCGACCGACTTGATGCTACTAGAGCGGGCGGCGCGCGCGATCGGCGCCGTGCGGATGGAAGTGGTTGATGGAGAAGGCTATGTCAATCTGCACTTCGCTAACGGCTCAGTCGTGCACAGCTGGAACCCGCTAGCGTTCAGTGGCGATGCCCTGGAGTTAGCAGTGAAGTTGAATATCCATGTACTTCGGTTCCAGACGATGGCGACCGCGCACCCTCTAGTTGCAACATGGGGATGTGACGAACGGGATGATGGCGACCCGCTGGGCGCCACCCGCCGGGCCATTACACGAGCAGCGTCTCAGATCGGTAAGTAGCACCCTGCCTCGGCCAAGCCTGAACCGTCGTCGCGTGGCGCTCCATGTATCGCCTATACGCTAGGATTAACCGATGGAAAATCTAATCGATAACCTCGCTGCAGCTAACGTAGACTTGTCCGTTGCCGTTTCGACTGCATTCGGCTTAGCTGCAGGCGTGGAAGCTGCGCTCCAGCTATAAGTCGTCTCGGAAGTTGTGCAGCGCGTCATGATCGAAGGCGGACCGCAGCGTGCCGCTACATCGGCCACGCCTGGACGTCTTCGCGTGGCGCGCCGCGAACCCTGGATACTGGTGTAGCAGATCGATTGCATAGGCCTGACATGCGTCCTGGTTGTCATCGCTTAGCCGCTAAACTGACTGGCACGGTGCGGCCAGCGTGCTTTAGAGGACGCTTTTATTGGCGGCTTCGATTGCAGCGTTGCAGTTGGGCACGAGGTTAGCGTCAAGCACCCGACCAGCGGTCTGATTTTAGCAAATAAATATCTATTGCGACTAGGAACGTCTTCAGTTGTAGGATTACAATAGCGCATCTAACAACGCTGGAGTTTTCGTGAGACCTTTCATCGCAAAAATAATATTGACATTTTTTGTTGCTACTTGTGCAGCTTTTAATGCTAATGCGGATAATAAGGTGTTACATCCACCGACTACTGTGCTCCCATCGAAGACGCAGTCAATCTCTGCATCGACGTCAAGTTCGAAAGGATCAGAAACTGAGAATCTTCTTTCTGAAGTATCCGCATTGAGGGTTCAGAACAAGCTAATCCAAGACTTCCAAAACTCAATATTAGACACTGTGCTATGGGCTCTTGGCGTCGTTTGCACAATCGTTGTATTTGTTGCTGGCTTTGGATGGTGGTCAAATTTCAAATTGTATGAAAACGACAAGAAACGTTTGCAAGAAGAACTCGAGGGTAGCACTTCTGAACGTATAGCCCAACTGGAATTACGTTTGCATGGGGCCGGTGTTGACCTTACCCGATCGATTGAAGCAAAAGTTGAAGCATCGTTAAATCGATTAAGTTCTGAAATTAGTTCTTTACAGACACGTTTCAATGAACTCACCGGAAAACTAGAAGTAATTAGCACAGAAATTGAGAGGGCAAGAAAGCGGGATCTTTTAGTACACTCGGAGCTAAGGCGAGTCGAAGAACGGGTTTGGGACCTAAAAGGAATACCGGCTAACGGATTAATTACTCAGATGCAGGGACTTCGGGCTGAGTTAGAAGCAGATCTAATCGATGCAGCTCGAATGACACTTCAGCGTATGAAAGAGCTGCTGCAAAAACGATTCGTAAGCGGAGATGCGAAAATATCTAAGTCAGTTAAAGAACATGTAAAAAACGGTTTGCCTTCAACAAGTGTACACCTTGGAGTAGAGCTTTTAGAAGTGAAGACTCTATTAGAATCCATCCCAGTCAGTGATCCGGACGTCCCTTAACTATTCATCCGTTCTTTTTATGCGTGGATCAAATAGTTCTTTAGATTCTGCAGCCCCAATGCCGAAGGACTTCGCACAATACTCATGCTCGTGCATCTTCGTCGTTTTCCGGGTTATGCGTCGAAATTAGCTCACCTTCAATATCTTCGCGACTTGCTCTTGATGTCGTCCGTAGTCGACTAGCTATACTTTTTTTCAAAGGCCTAGCGTATGCCGGTACTTCTTGCGAATGTTGAGCTCAGCTGAGCACATGCCTCGGCCAATGGAAAAACGAACAAACCGTCTCAACGCTGTCGATATAGACCTAGCAGTCAATATTGCAACCGTAATCGGCTTGGGGGGAGCTGGCATGCGCGTGGTTCAGAACAATACGTCACACCTCTTGGTGTACCATGTTCTGGTACAGGTCGCCCCACGGCGCCGCGCAAGCCCAGCAATTCTAGACTAAATCAACTTTCGCGAGGAATTGCCGCAGGTACAGGGCCCCTGCTTTTCCCATGCAGAACACGGCTTATTGGATTCTCGACAACAATGTAGAAAATACACCCGGCCGCCAATGCGACGCCAGTAAGCAACACGCCGGTCAAGTCATTTTCGTGTGCAGATGCGCCAATGACTAAATGCTTCCAATGGGCAATTACAGCATGGATTAGGTAAATACTATAAGAAGCACTGCCGAGAAATAATAACGGTTTCGTCAAATTTCTCATTTCAAATTCGGAGAATAAGAATACTAGGACGATCGCGCCTGCAGGAATGCCCAAGCCTAAGATACGAGGGAGTCCAAACTTCGAGAGTCCCAATGAGACTATAGTAAGGACCAAAGCAGCCACAAGCGCCGTCCAGAACGAAAAAACTGCGCGTCCATATTTCCGCCAAACGAAGTAGCAAACACACCCGATCACGAAATTAAACAGTAATGCGTCTCCTATTATATACTGGAAGTTCGACCACTGGAGACGCTCTCCTTTCAAGCCCAGAAGATTAACTAATGCCACCATCAGCAGGATCGTAATGATGACAGTGTAAATCGCGCGGTCTTTTGACCGTGATGAGGACATGGCTGCCGCAAATAGCACATAAAAGAATAGCTCATAGGTGAGTGTCCAAGCCGGGCCTACCAGCATCCGGTATTCCGGCCCAGCCAGAAATGATGGCGACAAAAGTAGATTACCGATAATCATTAGCGGGTCTACAGGTGCACTAGCTCGGTTAAGATACTGAACCAAAAAAGGAATCAATACAAGAAGGTATATGGGATAGACCCGGTATACCCGCTTCTTCAAGAATTGAACACTATCACTAGCAAAAATCTGCTCCCTGAGCGAATAGCACATGATAAATCCGCTGATGACGAAGAAGATATCTACACCGAGGCCTCCGATGCGACTAAATCTCAGCGTCGATGAAATCACCCCAGCGCTCCACAGATGCGTAACCACGACAAGCATTGCGGCGTAACCCCTGAGGATCTGTATACCCTCTAATTTATTGGAAGACATCTGACTACGCACCTGTACGTTAGCAAAATAGAATTTTATTGCCGAAGTGTAAGGCACATCGTGGTAGTCAGCGACAGATTTTTGTCGGTGGTGTTGCTATTTCGGCCAAGCCTGCACAGTCTTTGCATGGCGCGCCGCGCACGTAGCGTACTGGTGCAGCAGCCCGATCGCCCACTCTTGCCAGGCGTCGAAGTCGGCGGCTGCCGGGAAAGCTACATCCGGGCACGGCGCCGCGAGCGCGCTATCGAGGGATGCTTTTGTTGGCGGCTTCGATTGCGGCGTCGAGGTTGCGCACGCGGTCAGCATCAGGCACACAACCAGCAGGCAGAGGTTTCGCATTACGCAGCTCCTTGGTGAGCGCCCACATGCGCGGCGCGAGGGTGGATTGAATAGCGGCGAACTCGGTGGCCGCCTCGGTGATGCGCGCGGCGTCGGCCTGCAGCGTGGTCAGCGCCAGCTCGGACTGGCTGCGCATGGTGTCCGCGTGCGCGCGCTGCAGATCGGCGATCTCGGCGTCGTGCCGCCAGCCGTTCGTGAACCAGCCGGCGGCGCCGGCCAGCGTCATCGCCAGCAGCAGACCCAGGCCTGCTGCTGGCGCGCGGTACTGGACCGGGATCATGGCAGGCCTTTCAAGCACAGCTCGCGCTCGGCTTGGCGCCGGCGCGTGAGGCCCCGCACTTCCTCATAGACCCAATGCATCACGACCTTTCCGCGCGCATCCTTGAGCGGCTTCCCGTCTGGGCCTTTAACTGGCCGCAGAACTTTGACCTTATTCCAGGCCAGCAGCGAGTTGCACGCGCCGACCATGTCGCCAGCGTTCGTACGCCGCGCCATGCTCGAGCCGCAGAAGCCGCTCACACCAATGTTGTAGGCGATGTCGACGAAGGCAACCTTCTGTCCATCAGTCAGGCGCGCGAGCGGAATGCACATGGCAATGCCGGCAGCGTGCCGCTCGAGGTCACGGTCGAGTTGGGCGCGGCACTGCGCGGGCGTGTACGTCTTGCCCCAGGCCGTGTTCTCGGTGGCGCCGGTGCAGTACGTGAGCACGCCGGCGATGTCGCGGTAGGTGGACAGCTCCGTGCCTTCGAACGCGGGCGTGAAGCTGAGCAGCGCCGTCGCGGCCACGGCGCCGACCAGCGCGACCAGACCGCGCCGCTGGGTTGGTGCGCCCTTAACCATTGCCGGTCACCGACGGTTGCGCCACCACGCGCGCGAGCGCGGCACCGAGCGAGGTCAGGCCAGCAGCCACCACCAGGATGGGCGCGGTGCCGCTGGCGTACAGGTGCATGCCGGCCTCAATGGCTGATGCGATGGCGGCCAGCAGCGCGAAGCGTACCGACCAGAGTTTTGGGAATTGCGCGCGTGCGTCGTCGATAAATTTCATGGTTTCTCCTGTGGTGGGCAATATGGCTTTACTTCGGGCGCCTGCAGCTGCGCGAGGAATTGAGCCAGGCGCACCTCCCGCTCGTGGCACTCCAGCT